CACGCGCTTGACGCTATACGTCACGGCCTGCTTAGAACTATAAAGTTCGGTTGGACCCCTAGAAGGCTCCTACAATGATAAAAACTACATACTAAGGCAGAATAGCAAAACATTTTTATCATTTCCTGTTAGTATAAGACTTAATGACGAAAGGAACGACAACGAGTGCCAGTTAGTGTAGAGCTCGACGAGTCGGGCAAGCACGTAGTTATCCATACAGAGTGGCGTCTTAAGGAACTTTGTAAAAGTATTCCTGGAGCAAAGTGGGACGCTAAATCTCAGGTATGGACTGTGCCTACAAGTTGGGCAACCTGCCTTGCGCTGCGTTCTACGTTCAAAACTGACCTTGAAATTGGCCCTAGGTTGACCTCCTGGGCATCCAACGAAGTTACCACACGTATTACCCCGGCGAATACACTACGGGACCTAGAAACCCTTGAAGAGGGCAACGAGGACCTGTTCCCACATCAGCGCGCGGGCGTAAAGTTCCTATCGGTTGCCCGTCGCGCGTTACTTGCGGACGAGCCTGGTTTAGGCAAGACAGCCCAGGCAATTAGAGCATTAAAACAACTTCAGGATAACGGCGAACAGGTGTTTCCTGCGCTCATAGTCTGCCCTAACACATTAAAGAAAAACTGGAAGCGTGAATTTGATATGTGGTGGCCAGGAACAAAGGTTACCGTCATTAAAGGATCCGCAGGACAGCGTCGTAAACAGTTCGAGGAGGACTCCGACGTATTTGTAATTAACTGGGAATCCGTGCGCTCTCACTCGAGACTTGCACCGTACGGATCGGTTGCACTTGCCCGTTGTATACAGTGCGGCGGTCATGACGAGAAGGTTACAGAAAATCGCTGCGAGGTACACAAGAGAGAACTTAACGGAATTGACTTTAAGGCGGTTGTAGCCGACGAGATCCACCGCTCTAAGGAACCTAAGTCTAAACAGTCACGTGCGCTATGGGCTGCAACAGGCGACGCGGATATTCGCTTTGCCCTAACAGGTACACCTATCGCAAACAACGTTCTTGATCTTTGGTCTATCCTTCACTGGTTATCTCCTGAAGAGTGGCCAAGCAAAACACGTTGGGTTGACCGTATGGTGAACGTTATGTTAAACGCCTTCGGCGGAATGATGGTTTTAGGTGTAAAGCCTCACATGGAGGACGAGTTCTACGCAACCGTAAATCCACGCATGCGTCGTATGTTAAAGGCACGTGTGCTTCCGTGGCTGCCCGAGATGATGTTTGAACGTCGCGATATTGAAATGTCAACTAAGCAAAAGAAGGCTTACGAGCAGATGCGCGACACCATGATTGCGGAGTTAGAGTCAGGTGACGCGATTACCGCGCCAAGCGCGCTAACTCAAACTATTAGATTACTTCAGTTTGCAAGTTCGTACGCAACGATGGATGTCAACGAGGACACTGGCGAGATGCGCGCAATACTTGCTGAACCTTCATGCAAGGTTGACTCGCTTATGAGTGATATTGAAAACGGCGACTTCGGAGACGACTCAGTTGCGGTGTGTGCTGTATCACGTCAGTTAATTGATCTGCTAAGCGCGGAGTTAACAAAAGCTAAGATTCCACATGGTCTCATCACTGGTGCTCAGAATGAAGATGAACGTCAACAAGCGGTTGATGATTTTCAATCTGGCAAGATCAAGTGGATACTTTTTACGGCACAGGCTGGCGGTGTTGGAATTACGTTGACGGCAGCTCGTCGTCTTGTGATGCTACAGCGTCCGTGGTCACTTGTAGATCACAAACAGGCACTTGACCGTGTTCACCGTATCGGATCTGAAATTCACGACTCAATTATTGTAACGGACTACGTTACCGAAGGTTCTATCGAGGAACGTGTTATTCAGGTTCTTTCAACCAAGGCCGATAACTTTGAACAAATCGTTAAGGACAAGGATAAGCTTCTTGCCCTCCTAAAGGATGATAAGGCAGGAAACCTATGACCGAACCGATAAGAATCTCTAACTCCGAGATTCAAACGTTTAAGGATTGCCGCAGACGTTGGTGGCTTAGTTATTACCGTCGTCTACAGCCAAAGAACAAGCAGATGACAGGTGCACTTGCACTTGGTTCGCGAGTTCACGAGGCTTTAGACATGTACTACTCAAAACAAATTCCACTGCTTGAAGCTCACGCACAGTTAGTTGAGATTGACCGCGGTGTACTTGAGGCAGCATTTCGTGATACATACGATCTTGACTCCGAGGCAGAGCTTGGCCGCATCATGCTTGAAGGTTACCTACAGTGGGTCGAGGAAAACGGTATTGACGCCGAGCTTGAGATGATCTCTACCGAGGAAATTATTGAGATGCCTTTGCTTGACGGAGAGGTAATACTTCAAGGAAAGATTGATATGCGTGTTCGTCGTAAGGCTGACGGAGTACGTATGTTTAGAGACTTTAAGACTGTCGGTGGTTCATTTACCGACTTCTCAAGCATGGCGCACATGAACGAACAAATTCTTACGTACATGATGTTAGAGACAGCGCAGAACAAGGAAGGCGAACGCTCTGAGGGCGGAATCTTTACAATGCTAAAGAAGGTTAAGCGTAGCGCAAACGCACGTCCACCTTTCTACGAGCAGATCGAGGTTCGACACAACGTATTTGCGCTTCGCTCGTTTTGGCAAAGAATTCACGGAACACTTACCGACATGATGGGTGCACGCAAGGCACTTGATGACGGCGGTGACCACCGATTTATCGCGTATCCACATCCGACGCGCGACTGCAAGTGGAAATGTTCATTTTTCTCTATATGTCCGATGTTTGACGATGGCTCGGCAGCTGAGGCCGCGATTGAAGACGCGTTCCAACCTGCTGATCCGTACGCATACTACGGTGTAGAAGAAAAGAAAGGCGCAGAATAATAATGTTACACAAACAAGAGATGAAAGGAAACAGTGATGTCTGACGTACAACGTTCGTTGACTATCATGGTTTACGGTGAATCTAAGGTTGGTAAGTCAACCTTCGCCGTGACCTCACCATATCCACGTCTCATGCTTGACGTTGAGGGTGGGCACCGATTCCTACCTATCACAGTTAAGTACTGGGACCCGATTCGAGAAGAACCACCGGTTGCCGATGGCACCTGGGACACAGTGGTCGTTAACGTTCGCGACTACGATGTTGTTCTCAAAACATTCCAGTGGCTACAAACTGGAAAGCATCAATTCAAGTCACTTATCATCGATTCTATCTCTGAACTTCAAGTGAAGTGCATGGATTCAATTGCCGGTACCGAACAGATGAAGATGCAACAATGGGGCGAGTTACTTCGTCACATGGGCGCGCTATTGCGTGATCTACGTGACCTTACAATGCACCCTACACAACCGCTTGAAGCCGTTGTACTAACAGCGATGGCACGTCCTGGACAAGATGGTCGCATGCGACCATACCTACAGGGTCAACTTGCAATTCAAGCTCCATACTTCTATGACATTCTTGGCGCGATAAACGTCGAGACTATGCCTAATCCAGATCCACTACAGGCACCATACAAAGTACGTCGTATGTACGTAGAACGCACAGACGAGTACGAGGCAGGCGAGCGAGTACAAGGTCGACTTGGAAAGATCGTTGAACAAGAAAACCTTGGAATCGAACGCATGCTTGACATGATCTTCGGTCCAAAAGCAGCACCAACAACTACAACTAAGTCAGGAGACAAATAACAGATGAGTACACTCAACTGGGGCGATCTTGTTAAAGACGCCGGTGAAACAGGTAGTTTCGAACCACTACCAGATGGTGACTACGATCTAGTAGTACTAGAGGCAGTCGCAAAGGTCTCGCAATCAGGCAAGACCATGTTCGCTGTTAAGGCGCAGGTACAAAACGGTGCGCACGCAAAGCGTCTTGTTTGGGATAACTTAGTAGTTACACCAGACAGTCCTGCTGCTCTCGGAATGTTCTTCCGCAAGATGGGAGCTCTCGGTCTTGGCCGCGAGTTCTTTGCAACAAATCCTTCCAACGCTGCTATCGAACAAGCAGCTAAGGGTCGTTCATTTCGTGCACAGGTTGGCTCACGCACATGGCAAGGCCAAAAGAAGAACGAAATTAAGATGTACTACACCGCAACAGCGGGATCAGTTCCAACAGCAGCACCTGTAGCAGCAGCACCTGCTCCTGCACCGGCACCTGCACCAGCCGCGGCACCTGCACCAGAAGTTGCAGCTGCACCACCGGCTGCTCCATTCTAGTCGACTAAGTAAGTCTGGTTTATCACCTGTTCCTGGTACAGTGAATAGGTGATATCCCAAATCTACTTAGAAAGGTAGTGGAGCGTGAAGGTACTGATGAGTGGTTTTACCGCGTTGCAAATCAACTCGGAAAAACGCACGATACAAAAAATTGACGTGCCTGCTTCTATCGCAAAGGCTCTACGCGAGGCAGGTCACGACGTTGACTGGCGAAAGATAACTCCAGGTGAAGATCTATCAGGCTATGACGTCTTATGGATTAACCTTGCTCCTCTTAACTCTCTTAACGGACGCCAAGGTGCGATGGGCGCGCTGTACGCTTTATCATCCGGTATTCCTTGCGTAGGATTCTTTGATGACTGGCAGTTTAACACCGTGTTTAACGGTGCACGCGCCTTAATTCGTAAACCTGCTATGTTGTATAAGCATCTTCTTGTGGGGACAGAACATCGCGGTGACGAGGGCGCAACTTACTTTAGCCGTGCAGATATTGAGGCAGCGCTTGAACGTGTCCGAGAGGCAAACCCAGCGGCCGCTAAGAAGTGTTATATAGAACGTTATTACATGATGGACACCGATGAAAACGTTCAGCCTTATGAAAAACGTCTTGTTGAGGCCGCACGCGATCTACTTGCAGATCGTTGGACAGCAGGCATGGTTCCGGTATGCCCTATGTACTCGTTCGGTGACAGATCAATCGTGCGTAAGCGTATGCCTGATGAGGTAGGACCTATCGAAGCTCTTGACCCAACGTCGACAGTGATGCCTACACTTTCTCCCGTTACCGCGTTACCTCCGCAGGCAAAGAAAAAAGCGTGGGT